CGCTCGATTTAGTGAGTCCAAGGCGTCAAGGAGTGCCTTCGCCTCGGCCTCTCGACCATCACCCCAAAGGCGCTCAGCCATTTTGTTCAGAGCCTGGATAGACCTTTCAATATCTGCAGCGGTTGTCGCAGTGGAGGCTGCCGCCTGCTTCTTTGGCATTTGTCAGAACTTCTGCAGCGCACGCACTACAACGCCAACAATCCGGCAATCCTCAGTGAATGGCTCGATTCTCCAGGCCGGATTTAGCGGTTTCAGGAATAATTTGCCGCCGTCATTGACCAATTTCTTGAAAGTCGCCTCATTGCTGTCTGGCATCTTTGCTATCACCAACTTGCCGGGGGCAGCCTCGGCTTCGGTATCGACAAGTATCAGCGTCCCTTCAGTGATGCTTTGCCCAACAGGAGAGGTCATCGAATCGCCTTTGACCTCCAGCCAGAACGCAGCGCCCTTCGAGTCGTACTCCGAGAACTCGTATCGATCTGAAATGCCGGCGGGGTAGGGCTCTACCGCCTCCGCCCAAGATCCCGCAGAAACCCAGCTGATTACCGGATAGCGGTAGGACATAGCTGGCTGGCGAGTTTCTCCGATATTCGAGTCAGTCGTTTCGGACATCCCCCGAATTTCCTTGGCTAATCTCTCGCTAAATTCAGAAATTGGGACCTGAAGATAGCGAGCGAAGACCGCTGCCGCCTCAATATTCAAGGCATTTCGTCCAGTCAGATAATGGCTGGCAGCGCTCTGGCTGTTGGCCTTCAACCCCTCAATCGCAATCTTCTCCTGGCTGATGCCGAGAGACTTCTTTTTCGCTTTGTAAATGGCGTTAAGCGCCGCGCACTCAGCCGCTTCTATCTCAGATAGCGGGCGTTTTTTGGCTGGCTTCTTTTCAGGATTTTTCATCAGTCAACTGTATTACTTCGGGTATTAACATTCTAAGACCGCCGATATTGACTTAATAAAGACCGCAAGTAATACTTGCGCATGCATCGCGCAGGAGAATCCCGTATGCAACGCACACCACTGAAAGAGTTCGTGACAAAGGTCGGGCAGATCAAGGCTGCTGCTGCGCTTGGGCTTACCCAAGGCGGGATCAGCAAGGCAATCCGGGCGGACCGAGTTGTTTATGTGATCGAGCTTGAGGATGGGTCATTCAAGGCGGAAGAGATAAAGCCCTTCCCGGGACAAATTCAGCGCCTTGCCAGTTAGCCAGCGCTTCGCCGTGAGCTGAGTGAGGCCGTGGCCCGCTCAAAGCCGCTTAGTTCTTCACGCCCAAGCCGACCCCTGAGTGGTCCGGCGACCCTTTCAAACGCAGGCCACAGCCTGAGTTGAGACGACAGGGGAAGCGTGGAGGCCATGGCTACCACCAAGCAACAAAGGGCGGATATCTCGCCTTTCAATTCGGAATTTGAGGTCATGGACACGTCCCTGATCAGTTGATGAACAGATCATCGCGGAACTACTGGCACTACGCCACGCGAGAAGAAGAGGGTGTTTCGCAATGGAAGAGTTCGAGAGAGCGTTGCACCGGGAAGTGAAGGCTGACGGTGGTACTGCGCTGGCCAAGCGGATGGGTGTGAACGAAACCACGCTGCTGGACTGTGCAAACCCAAACCGGGCGAATCACAAGATGAACATCCAGATGCTGGGGATGGTTCTGACTCACTTGCCGCAGGAAGGGCGCCTGAGCGTCCTGGGCGCACTCGCCAACCAGTTCGAATGTGACGTGGTGCTGCGCAAGCGCCCAGAGCCGAAACCGTTGATGGCCGCGCTGTGCCATCTGACTGCCGAGTGCGGCGATGTGGGCCGGCTGATCTTCGACGCCGCTTCTGACAACCACATCAGCCAGCACGAAAAAGCCCAAGGCGACAAAGCCATTCAAGAAGCCATCGACGCGCTGCACGTTCTGCGCGAATCGCTGAAGGCCGCTTGATGAACATCGAATTCGCACAAATCGCAGGCGAAAAAAAACCGCCAGGCCCGGCGGTTTTTCCAACTGCATACAACTTGTAAAGCATCTGTGAGGTGAATCATGCAGATTTTAAGCGCTTCTGTAAATACCCCGAACCATGTCGCGACACGTTTTGTTAATTCTGAAAACGTGTCGCGAACCACGATGTCTTCCCGCGAAATCGCCAGCGTCACCGGCAAGCGCCACACCAACGTGAAGCGCGACATCGCTGCGATGTTGAAGGAGCTGAAATTAGATGTGCTCAGTTTTGAGCACATCTATCTGGACGGACAAAACCGCGAGCAGGTCGAATACATGCTCGACCGCGAGCACACCGACTGCCTTCTCACAGGCTACAGCGCTCCGATGCGCATGAAGGTGATTCGCCGCTGGCGGGAGCTGGAACAGCAGCAGGGCGCCCGCGAGCAGGTTCTGCTCAATGGCACCAAGGTCGTTGGCGAGATCGCCATCATGGAGTGCTTCACGCGCCTGCTGAAGCCCGCTCCATCCTGCCAGATGGCCATGCTCACGAAGATCGCCCAGAACAACGGCCTGGACCCGAAGTTTCTCCCAGGCTACGCCGTCGAAGCCGCGCCAGATGCTGCCGGCGCATCCTCGATGCCCACCAAGTCAGCCACGGCCTTGCTGAAAGACAATGGCATCCGTTACGCGCCGGCGGCGTTCAACCGAGCCTTGGCAGCGAAGGGCTTCTTGAAGCAGCTCCAGCGCAAGAACTCCAAGCAGGAGACGGTCGACTTCTGGACGGTGACTGAGAAGGGCATGACCTACGGCAAGAACTTGACCAACCCCCAATCCCCACGCGAGACGCAGCCTCACTGGTATGTGGATCGCTTCCTTGAACTGGCCGCACTGGTCGGGAAGGGCTGACATGCAATACACCGTCACGATCAACCAGGTGAAGGCGCTGGAATGGGGGCTGAATTCTCAGCAGGCCCTGTTGTTCGCCTTCGTCTACGAGAGTCCTAGCTGGGCCAATCCAATCAAGACGGATACTGGGATCTACTTCGCGCTGAGCAAGAGCAAGATCGTTGAAGAGCTGCCGCTGCTCACTGACAAACCGGACACCGCTTACCGGATGTTGAAGGCCCTAGAAGAGGCTGGTTTGATTGAGGTGCGCGCTGAGGGGGTTCGGCTCACGGTTAAGGGGCGCGAATGGAACCCAAACCGCATGGGGCACTTCACCATCCATCAGCCCGCCGTACAGGCTCCACGCCGTAGGTCAAAAAAATCGCCTATCCCTTCAGGTTTGCGCGCCAAGGTGTTTGCTCGCGATGGCCACGCCTGCCTGCGCTGTGGCTGTTCGGAACAGTTGCGCCTCAGGGCAGATCACGTCATTCCTGAGAGCAAGGGTGGCGAGGCGTCAATGGCAAATCTTCAAACCCTTTGCATGTCCTGCAATAGCTGGAAAGGCGTGCAGACAATCGATTTCCGCGCCTTCGCCGGAGGTGCAGCATGAGCATGGGCCTTATGGTGGCCGCGATGAAGCTTCGCGTCGGCAATCCACTGCGCAAGCTCGTGCTGATTAAGCTCGCTGACAACGCCAGTGACGTTGGCGAGTGCTGGCCGTCCTATCAGCACATTGCCGACCAATGCGAGATCAGCAAACGCTCCGTCATGAACCACATCACTGCTTTGTGTGATGCGGGACTGTTGCGCAAGGAGATCCGTAAAGGCGGCCCGAAGGGTAACTCGTCGAACGTTTACTTTCTGACACTCGATGGTGGTGCACCTCCTGCACCAGGGGTAGTGCAGAAGATTCACCCGGGTAGTGCAGCGGGTTCACCCCCTAGTGAATCTCCTGCACCAGGGGGTAGTGCAGCAGTTGCACCCAGAACCAGTCACTCTCTTGAACCAGTCATGGAGCCGGTCATTGAACCAAATACGCCCCAGGCTTCCGCCAAGGTCGTGCCGGTTCAATCTCGCGCCTTGGTGCTGGAGGTTGATCGCACCGAGGCTCCACGGGTTGAAATCCCCGCCGACATGCCCGGCCCCAAAGACCAAACCTGCAAGACGTTCAAAACCTGGGCGAACTACGCCATGGCTTACCGCAAGCGCTACGGCGCCTGGCCGGTGTGGAACGCCAAGGTTGGCGGCCAGCTCGGTCAGTTGGTCAGCCGCCTTGGTGCTGATGTCGCTCACCACGTCGCCGCGCACTTCCTGAAAACCAGCGATGCCGCCGTCCTTCGCAAATGCCACAGCCTCAACGAGTTGCTGGCCAACGCCGAGAGCTACCACACCCAGTGGGTGACCGGGCAGCGTATCAACGGCACAACCGCCCGCCAGATGGAACGGACCGAGGCGAACCTCTCCGCCGCAGAGCAGGCCGCGCAAATGGTCTTGGCCAAACGCCAAGCGGGAGAGTGCAATGAATACCTTTGAAATGAACGACGCCCAGGTCGCCGGACTCGCCTCCGCAATCATCGCCACGGCCGAGGCCATGGGTCAGGAAATGAACCCAGGCACCGCTGCAATCATGGCCGAGGATTTGTGCGCCTATCCGGTGTCGGTTGTCCGCGCTGCGCTGAAATCCTGCCGGCTTGAGGTGAAAGGCCGTCTGTCCATGGCCGACATCCTGCAGCGCGTCCAAGCCTCCGATGGCCGTCCGGGCAAAGACGAAGCCTGGGCGATCGCACTGACCGCAGGCGACGAATACGAAACAGTCGTGATGACCGCCGAGATTCGCCAAGCGATGGTCGCGGCACAACCAGTCTTGAGTCGCCGGGATGTGGTCGGTGCCCGGATGGCGTTCAACAGCGCCTACGAGCGCTTAGTGTCCGCTGCCCGGACTGAAGTCAAACCAATCACTTGGAGTGTCTCGTTGGGGCTCGATCCGGCGCGCCGGGTTTCAGCGATTGAATCAGCGGTCCGCATGCAACTGATCACCCCGCAGGCGGGTACCCAGTACCTGGCTGACTTGCGCATCGCGCCCGTCACCACCGATGGCCAGGCCATCGCTGGACTTATTACAGGCTCCGATGCGGAGCCGTCCCCCCATCTACGCGAGAAGCTCGCTGAAGTGCGCCAGATCGTCGATGCGGCGAAGGCCCGGCAAAAACGTGAGCGACTCAAGAAGGCCCAGGCTGATCGGGTCGACACATATCTGCGTAAGCGCAAGTTCCGCGTAGCCATCGCTGCCGCGCAACAAAAGGAGGCATCCCATGGCTGAGCTCGCACTTATCCGCACCGCCCAAGGTCTGGTGCCGGCTACGGAGGCCGACCGTGAAACTGTCCAGAAGTGGAAGGCAGGCCAGATCATCCACGGCAAATTCACCCGCATGCGCAACGGCAAGTTTCACGGCAAGTTCTTCTCGATGCTCGACTTAGCCTGGGAGTACTGGGAGCCAGTCGGCGGACTGATCCCGCGCCAGGAGATGCGCGGAATTCACGGGCTGGCCAAGTTCTTCGAAGCGCAGAGCGGCAAACCGGGGCAGTTGTCGGATGCGGTTGCTGCCTATGTCTCCGGGCTTGAACTGACCCGCGCCGAACGCTTCCCGGCCGTGGACAAGAGCCGCGAGGCGTTCCGGGAGTGGGTGACGATCGAGGCCGGCCATTTCCACCTGGTGCATACACCCGAAGGAATCCGCAAAGAGGCCAAGTCGATCAGCTGGGCAAACATGGATGACACGGCTTTTGAACCACTTTACCGCGACGTCTTCAACGCCTGTTGGCGGTTGGTGCTGTCCGCGCACTTTGAGAGCGAAGCTGACGCGCTTTCTGCGGCTGATCAGCTGGGGAGTTACGCATGAAGCGCACCCCACTGCAACGCAAGACCCCGCTCACGTCCGGCGGCCCCCGCCGTAAGCGCTGCCCGTCATGCCGCGTGATGTTCACCCCTGCACGCACCTCGCAAGCCGTATGCGGGGAAATCGAGTGCGCTGTCGCTTACGGGCAGTCAGAGAAGGGGCGGGCAACTACGCGTAAAGCCCTGGCAGATGTCGAGCGTCGCGAGATCAAGGTCCGCAAGGAGAAGCTGAAGAGTCGGGCCGAGCACCTCAAGGACACGCAACAGGCCTTCAACGCCTGGGTGCGTGAGCGGGACGCCGAACTGCCGTGCATCAGCTGCGGCCGGCACCATCAAGGCAAGTACGACGCAGGGCATTACCGCACCGTCGGCAGCAATCCGGCGCTGCGCTTCGAACCGCTGAACTGCCACCGCCAGTGCTCGCCGTGCAACACCCAGCTTTCCGGAAACATCGTGAACTACCGCATCGCGCTGGTTAAGCGGATCGGCGCCGACCAGGTCGACTGGCTGGAAGGCCCGCATGAGCCGAAGAAGTACACCGTCGAAGAACTGAAGGCAATGACCGCCGATTACCGGGCAAAAACAAGAGAGCTGAAGGGGAGAGCAGCATGACTTATCGCAACGTGGTATCCGCAGTTGTTCGGGCGCTCGCCGCCGAGACCATCAACTCCGCCGGCGGCTGTGATTTTGAGCCGAAGGTGCAGTGCGCCAAACAGAAGGGGGAGATCGTCGGCAAGGAGGCTGCATTCCTCACAGACTGCTGGGTATTCGGCCGGCTGCACAAGTCGCTGTCTGCTGCGCACTGGTGGGCGCTGGTGGCGAAGTTCTCGACACACACCGACCGTAAGCACGCCGCCATTGCCGAGCTGACGAAGGTCATGCGATCGCCGGCGCCTGAGCGGTTCCTGCATTGCGCCATCGTCACCTGGGCTCTGCCGAAGCTGCCCGGGTCTGACGGGAAGCGCTCGACCAATGTTCTGCCTGCTGGGTGGTACGAAATGGACAACTGGTCGAATGAGCCTCATCCGATCAAGACGCAGGAGCGGTGGCGCAGGGATATCCGCAAGGCGCTGGAGAGCAGCGTGGACGTGGCTCTGATGGAGGCTCAACACATTCTTGAGCATGAAGGTCTTGTGATGTCAGAAGTTGCTTGACTGGCATTGAGCCAATGAGCCATTATCTACCCATCCTGTCATTCCTGCGCGTAACGAGGTTTGACTAAAAAAAGCCCGGCCTAACCGCTGGGCTTTTTTGTGCCCAAAGAAAACCCACCCACAAGGAATGCCGAATGATGAAGCGATTCTCCGCTTACCTGGGCCTAGCGCTCGCCGCCTGCCTGTCCTGTTTCTCCATGTCGGCATTCGCCGAGCCGATCGTCAGCGCGTATCACACCGCCTACGTCTCTGCCGAGCCGCAAGGTGTGGCACTTCAGCGTCTGGGACTGACCCTCGCCATGTGGCGAACGGGTAGCCAGTCCAGTGACGAAGGCCTGAAGACCAATCTGCGAGCAACCAGCAATCACTTCGTGATGATCTCGGCGAAGCCCTTGCCCGAGAGCGACGGCTTGTCGCCCTGCTGAATACGCCTGGTCGAAACGGAAAAAGCCCGAACACGCTTCGGGCTTTTTTGTACCTCCGAGGAAAGCCACTACCCAAGTGGGTGCTTTCCCGGATGCACATTCAGAAAACACCACTGCAGCCAGGGCAGCCTTCGGGAAGGCCTGGACACTGATTAGCCGGTAGTGCAGTGCTACGAGAAAACACCGGCAGCCCGCGCACCCTGGCCGTACATGCTCCGGGGTGGCGCGAGATTGGATTGCGAGATCGATGCAAAAGGGCGTCGACGCAAAGAAGGTCTTTGGCGGACAGGAGGGGAAAGACCCTCACACCTATTTCAAGGCCTCGCCAATGTGCGGGGCTTTTTCGTTTTCGGCTCCACCACACCCATCGCTCTGAGCTGGGAGTGCTGCTGGGGCTGATTCAAATCCGCACGTTCTGGAGTTGAGTATGAAAAGCAAATACCGCCAGGCCGTTGAGTCGGTCATTGCGCAAGAAGTGAAGCTTGCTGCAGTAAAAGGAATGCACGAAGAAGCTGTTGCTCGAATA